AATACGCGTGGTCTTGACGCCGGAGTGTTCCAGCAGTGCGTGCTCGTGCTGCGGGGCATGGGCCAGGATGGTATCCATGACCTTGGCTTCCGCGCGCGTGGCCATCAGCAAGAAGTGGCTGAGTGCATCCACCGGCATCTGTTCCAGCTTGAGTGCTGCCGCGCGCGTCTGCGCGGTGTGCGCCGAACGATCCACGGTGATATGGCAGATGCGCTGCATGATCGCCTCGCTGGCTTCCACCTTCGCGTTCTGCGAGATCACCACGGTGGCACGGAAGGGCGGCTCGCGGGTTTCGTTGCCCGAGTTCTTGACGCCCGTCGCGCGCACGCTGCGGCCGTTGTAGGCGGTCTTGAGTTCATCCCAATCGAAGCGCTTCTTGGCGTCGTCGTCGCGGTCGCTTTCGATCAGCACCACCGGCAGGTTGGACACCTGGGCGAAGTTGCGCGCCCGCGCGGCCGAGGTGGACTTGGACGGATCGAAGCCTTCGTAGTCCCGACGTCCGAAGAGCTTCCACATGAATTCGATCAGCGTGGACTTACCCGCACCGGCCTCGCCCACCAGTTCCAGGAAGGGGTAGCTTTTCTGCACCTGGCGGATTTGCTCGGCAAAGAGGCTGCCGAACCAAAACGCGAGCGCCACAAGCCCTTTGGCGCCAAAGCACTGCCACACCAAGTCGAGCCATTCGGCGCGGTACTCTCGCCGATCGCGGTTGAAGGTGAGCTGCGGTGACTGACTCAGCGTCTTGAGGTTGAGCTTACCCAGCTCGAAGTAATCCTCGTCGTTGAGCGTATGCACCACGCCATCCTTGATGGCGATGTCACCCATCACGTAGACGCCGTGCTCTTTGCTGTAGCCGATGTAGTCGATGGTGTCGACCGTTTTGATATTGAAGAGCTGGCGCTGGATGATGCGATCGAGCTGCTGGCTGGTGCCGGTGAACACCGCACCCGGCGCGATGCTCAGCAAGCGCTTCTTGAACTCGCTTGCGCTGGCCAGGCTGCTGCCGGCAAAGGTGTTCTTCACCGAGCCGCCGCCGTGCGGAAAGCTCACGCGGTAGTAGTACCAAGACTCGTCGGTGACGGTGTTGGCCTGGTAGTACAGCGGCTGCGGGTTGCAGTTGGCGATTTCCACGTTTTCGCAGGCTTCCATCAGCGCCTGGTCGCGGCGCTCGATGTCGTCCTGGTCCGGGTCTTTCTCTTGCAGCTGCTGCATCGCCTTGTCGAGCGCCTTGATGTCCAGGTCGAACCAATAGAGGCGGTCGGCAAAGTCATAGAAAAACGTCGCCATGCCGGTGCGGCTGTACATGAGCCGGGCCTTGTCGGCATGGTTGCGCGCGATGAGCAACGAACCCTGGTAGCGGTACTCGTCGAGGTCGCACGGCATGAGCTTGTCGGCCAGGTGCAGGTCGTTCCAGTCCTGCTTGCTCTTGCCGATCTGCGGGATGGTGGCCGCTTCGCACTTCCAGCCGTCCTTACGCGCGCGCTTCACCCACCGTTGCGTGTAGTCGCGCCCTGCGGCATCGCCATCGAGCGCCCACACGAGCGTGGGCCGGTTCGTGGCGCGTGCGTCGCGTATCCGCTGAAGAAAGGCGGCCGGGTAGTTGTTGCACGACATGGCGGACACGGCGTGGATGCCGTGATGACCAAGGGCCACGGCATCGAAGATGCCCTCCACGATCCACAACTCATCGGCGGTACCCAGCGTTTCGCTCGTGACGGTCGGCGGCACCCACACCTCGCCCACGTAACTCTTGCCCGGCGCGAAGCGCGCTTTCATCTTGCCGAAGCGGTGAGCGCGATCGATCAACCGTTCCCAGTAGCTGCCGCCGGGCAGCGCAAAGCGCACCGTGGCCGAGGTCGCGGCGCTGTCGAGGTCTTTGAACCATTCCTGCGTGTACGTGCCTTGCACGCGGGCCAGGTTGAAGCCGCGCGCATTCTTCAGGTACGCATCGGCCGCTGCATACGGGGCGTCCTCGGTTTTCTTGTAGCGCTCGGACCAGTCTTCGAAGAGATCGGGAAAGAGGTCTTTGACGGACGCTTCGTAGCCGCAGTTTTTCAAGCGACCGCAGCGAATCACCCACGGCGCGCTGGCATTGGCGTACAGCTCCGGCTTGCCGCAGTCGGGACACTTCCCGCCGCGCAGATAATCCTTTTTGGTCTTGAAGCCAAACTGGTGAACCAGCTCGCGGGTGATATCCGTGAGCAGCTCGGTGCTCATGGCGTAGCGTGGTGCGCTCATGCGGCATCACCGGACGCACTGTCCAGGGCAGGGCTCGCAGGCGTGTTCGCACGGCGCCACATCGCTGCGTCAGGGCCGCACACCGCGCCCCGGCGGCGCATGACGTGGCAACTGGTGCCGAGGTAGGTCCACCCCTCGGCCTCTTGATCACGCCACGCATCGTCCGATGCACGTGCAGCCGGCGGCGCACAGTCCGGCGGCAAGCGGCAAAGGTGGAACCGGTCCCCCAACTCGGCGGGCGAGGTGTGGAACACGCAATCGAGGCAGGTCGGTTGGCGCGTTTTCGTAGTCATCAGGCAAGCCGTGTCCATGCCGGCTGTCCAAGGCAGCCGGTGAGAGAAAAGAAAGGGGAGGGGGTTAGGAAGCGGCGGCTAGATCAGCCGGCACGTCGTCCGCATTGCTGAGTGATGTAGGCAATGCCGTCGGCGTCGCCGTCGTTGTGCATCTTCGCCATCTGCAAGACGTCGCTGGCCGTCAGCGCGTAGGCATGGCCGGTGGTCGGATCGACCACGCGCACGACGTAAGACGTGCTGTGACTGATGTCGAAATACGCGGGGATGTGCTTGGCTTGCAGCTCGGCCAGGGCGTGCATGGCGTAGTGCTGGGCCGCGCTCTCGGTGATCCCGTTAGTGGCCATCAAGTGAGCGCAGCAACGCTTGACGAGCTGGTCGCTGTCCAGGTGCTCGGCCTGGTGCGTGACGATGAAACGCGTCGCGCTGTGGACCAGCAGGGCGGCGTGGGTGTGATCGTGGGGAAGCGAGCGGGAGAGAGACATGGAAACCCCTGCGGTCAGTTGAGCACCATGGGTGCATAGGAGGAACCTGCAGCACCGGAAGGCGATGGAGCAGGGGCATTGCTTGCGGCTTGATGGGTAGCCGTCGATACGAGGATGTCGTTGGCGCGGCGCTCGACGATGGGCAGCGACACTTGCGCATTCGGCATCAGGCTCGGCACCAGGGTGCGCACGATGCCGAGCTGCGCCACACAGCGATGGCTGCAATCGACATTCATGCAGTCGAAGTAGATCTCACGCACCAACGTGCTCAGTTGTCGCGAGGTGATGGTGCGCATGCGCGACTGGCAATGCGGACAAGCCATGCTGTTACGGGGAGCTGTCATATCCGTTTAGTCCTCATACACCGCCTCTACGCTTACCTAGCCTCACGACCGCCCGCGGCGGTCCGGCGTTGATGTCGATGGGCTTGGCCTTCGAGGTACACCTCCAGGACGTAGGCTGCGTCGGTCTTGTTCTCGGCATCGTCCAGCGCCTTGCACCGTGCCAGGTGCGCCGGGTCGAGCCCGATCGGGACACGCTTTCGTTTTGTCGTACTGCGCGGCGCGTAAATGCGCCGACCACCGTCAGGAGAGTTCTTCATGGTGATGGGGTAGGATGCCAAGGTGTTACACAAGGCGACGATAGTACACATTTTGTAGTAACGCAAGAATTTGCGTCAAAGGATTACACAGTGCGTAGTGAGCAACCCCCCTTGGACGCCGACGCGATCATCGAGCGCATGCGCCGAGTGTTCGGCGTGAAATACGAAACGGAGCTGGCAGCCGCATTGGGCCTATCGAAAGCGGCCCCCAGCAATTGGCGTCAGCGCAACAGCCCCCCGTATGAGATTTGCGTTGAAATTGCGCGCGATAAGGGCGTTTCGCTCGACTGGCTGATCTTTGGGGTAGGCGAGATGAGCCTAGGGGCGAGGGCGGAAACATCACGGGGAAGGGAGCGCGGAAAAGCGCCTTCGGTCGCGAGCCCGGCAGCGGAACGCGTCGCCCAATTTGTGTACTGGTGGCACGTCAATCGTACACAGGATGAGATGGTCTGGCTGGAGCAGCAGTTCAAGCGGGCGGTGCCGGAATACGGGGAATGGTTGGTAACGCAGTCGCTCGGCAATGGGGAGTGAGTCGGCGCATAGCCGCTCTTCAACACAAACGTCGTCGACGAGAAAACACGCTGCCGCCAAGTAGTGCTCGCTAAGAAGCGCCTCCGACACCGTGCTTCATCGCTAACTCAAGTCGACCTTGGGAACGTGCTCGCCTGAGCATGTTGGGTTTTCGTCTCGTTTTGTAATCAGCAAAAATTTGCGACGTGTGTAGGCATTCGCTTACATAGCGTGTCGTCTTTCACCGCTTGTTGCCGGTCGTCGGGAATTTATTCAATAGCAGGATAGAGCGGCCCGCATCGAATGAGATGCCGTGTGCCATTCACAGGCAGGGGACAAGGGGATTCGGATGCGGGATGCCAAGGTTTGGCGCGGGCTCGTTATGGGTAAAAACATGCCTGTGCGCAATGCGCAGGGCCAAAGGGAAAATTCGATGCGTGCACGTTGGCAAAGGAGCTGCCTATGGGTGGCGGCGTTGTTGATGCTGTCCGGTGGGTGTTATGGCCAGTCGGTGACTCCGGACCAGGAATACCAGAAGCTGATCCAGGTCGATCAAAACATCGAGCCGTTGGGCGCGCATCCATTCGGGGAAAACATCAACCTGTCCGATGGAACATTGTCGTTCAACGTGACCGACGTCAGTCTACGTGGTAATGGTCCAGCGATTACAGTGGGCCGAATGCTGATGAATTGGAATTACCTTGCTACGGGTACGAATGGAAGTGCGCAACGTCCTTTCGCCGACTGGGATCTGGATATCCCGCGTATCGAAACGTTCGTAGGCGCGCCTGGAGTCCCGTCGACGGCCGTCTGGCAGACAGGTGGCTTTCCAGATGCGACGACAGGTACGACGCAGCGTTGTACTAACTTCAAGCCGCCGCCGGGTATCGCTCCTGTTGGAACAAGTAGCACCGGGTTTGCCGCAGACCAATTTTGGTTTGGCTACAAACTATTTGTGCCTGGCCAAGGTAGCCAGCTTCTGATGCCACGCGGTACCGCGAACTCTCTCTCGCCGAACATTAGTGGGATGAGCTTTCCGATCGTCACCAAGAACAACTGGATGATCGCTTGCGGCGTCACCGCCAGTGACGGCGGTGACGGATTCCTCGCCATCGCTCCCGATGGCACGCGCTACACCTTCGCCCACCTTGTCTACCGCCCAGCAAACGAACTTACCAATGGGGGTGGCAGTTTCGCGTTTCGCCGCGACGCGTTTATGTACGTCACGCAGATCCAGGATCGCTTCGGCAATACGCTGACCTACAACTACGATGCCAGCTCAGGCTACCTCACTAGCATCACGGCCAACGACGGCCGCGAAGTGGATGTCGCTTACCAATCAGGCACGCCGTTGATCCAGACGATCACGGCTAAAGCGACCAACGTCGCGTCGCGCACGTGGACTTACAGCTACGACACCACGACCAATCCCACGACACTGCAAACCATGTCGCTGCCGGACGACACTCCGACCCATCCTGACCACTGGACCTACAACCTGAGTAACTTCCCGACCGAACCAGTCAGTTTAGGGGTGAGCAACTGCGGTGAAAAAACGGTGCCGTCGATCCCGCTGCCGGTAACGACCACAGTTACCAGCAGCATCACGGCACCCTCGGGCCTGACTGCTACGTTCAACATGGGCCCGAAACTGAGCGGCCGTTCGTACGTGCCCCACGACTGTTACGGCGGTTCACAGAGCACGGCTCCTTATTCCACCTATCCGGAGTTCTACGGACAGTACGCAGTGGTAAGTGAAGTGCTGTCCGGTGCGGGTATGCCTACGCAGACGTGGAGCTACAGTTATTCCTCGCCGAATTTGAGCTGGAACGACGACGCATGCGCAACCAGCGGCACATGCGTCGCGACCGTTTATACGGACGTCACCGATCCCAACAACAACGTCACCCGCTACACCTTTAGCAATCGATACGATGCGACGGAAGGATTACTGCTGCGGACGGACTCCTACAGCGGCGCCGCAGGCGGCACCTTGATGCGTTCGGAGGTCAACACGTATGCCATTCCCGCAAACGGCCCATGGCCGTGGCCTACGGCCTACGGTACGGATCTGCTTGATCGAGACAATCAAGCGCAAGTCACGGAATTGTTGCCGCTAAGCCAGCGCACGATCACCCAGGACGGCCAGAACTACACTTGGCTAGCGACAGCCTTCAACGCCTACGCGCAACCCACGGATGTGAAGCGTTACAACGATATCGCCGGGCAGTCCTCGATCGAAGAAACTACCGCCTATTTCAACGATACGAATCTTTGGGTCTTGGGCTTGCCGCTGAGTGTGACGAATGTGGGCACCGGCGAGGTGGAAACCAGCAACAGCTACGTCCCCGACTCCAGCCCGGGCCAGGGCCTGTTGCAATCGCGCTCACGTTTCGGCGAGTTCATGATGAGCTACACCTACAACAGCGCAGGGCAGTTGGTCAGCTTCACCGATGGCAATTCCAACACGACCAACCTCAGCAATTACTACCGCGGTATTCCGCAGGAGATCGACTATCCCGACGGTGGCCAGCAATTGTTGACGGTGGATGACCTGAGCGAGATTACGTCGATAACCGATCAAAACGGCAACACCACGCACTACAGCTACGACCCGATCGGGCGCATCGCAAAGATCACCTATCCGACCAACGATTCGGTGTCCTGGTACACCAAAACCTTTGTCTACACGCCCACGAGCGCGACGGAACGTGGCATTTCCGGCTTGCATTGGGATCGCACCACCACCGTCGGCAACGCCATCACCACGACCTATTTTGACGCCGACTTGCGCCCGGTCCTGAGCGACACTTCCAACGGCAGCCAGGACATCACCACCGCCACGCGCTACGACTACACCGGCGCGACGACGTTTGCCTCCTACCCCGTGTATGGCCAACCCGCCGTCAACGATCCCGGCCTCAGCACCGGCACGCACCACACCTACGACCCACTGGAACGAGAAACCCAAACCCAGGAAGACAGCGAACTGGGCGCGCTGACGACCACGACGAGCTATCTGGCAGGGGCCGGCAAGCAGGTCACCGACCCGAAGGCCAACGTCACCACGACGTACTACCAGGTCTTCGACGAGCCCGACTATAAAAACCCGATTTTGGTGAATGCCCCCGGTGGTATCACGCAAACGATTGCCCGTGACATCTACGGCAACCCGACCTCGATCTCCCAATCCGGTGCGTACGGCAGCGAGAACGACAGCATCACCAAGACGCTGCTGTACGACAGCTATCACCGCCTGTGTCGTACCACCGAGCCGGAAAGCGGCAGCACGGTGATGGCCTATGACGCGGCCAACAACCTGGCATGGAGCGCCCAGGGACAAACCATCACCGACGGCACCTGCGGCCAGAGCGATGTCGCGGCCGCCGCGCAGACGGTACGCACCTACGACCCGATGAATCGCGTGCTGTCGATCACCCCGCCGGCCGGTACACAAGCCACCAACTACACCTATGACTACATCGGCAACATACAGACGGTGAGCTCCGGCGTGACGCAGCAGCAGTTCGGCTATAACACCCGCAACCTGCTCACCACCCAGGCGCTGTCCGTGCCGGGCTATGCCTGGGCATTGGCTTATTCGTACGACGGGTATGGTCACGTCAGCGCCATCGGCTATCCCTCATACAATGGCACTAGCGAAGGCGTGGCATACAGTCCGGACTCACTTGGTCGCGCCACCCAAGTGGGCAGCTACGCCAGCGGCATCAGTTATTTCCCCAATGACCAGGTCGCCGGCTTCAACTACGGCAACGGCGCCAGCTACGTGGCGCAACAGAACGCGCGCCAACTGCTCAATAACTTCAGCTATGGCGTGGGTAGCACGCTGAACGTCAGCGAGGATTACTCGTACGACGCCGACGGCAACATCACCGCCGTCAACGACCTGGTGCCCAATGGCACGCGCAGCAAGGCCTTTGGGTACGACGCACTCAATCGCCTCACCAGTGCGACGGCCAGCGGGCTCTACGGCACAGAAAGCTACACCTACGATGCCCTGAACAACTTGCGCACGCGCCTGACCGGTGGCAACACGCTCACGCTCAATTACGATGCCAGCAACCGTCTGGCGAGCGTGGCCCAGAACGGCAGCGTCACGACGCAATACGGTTACGACGCACAGGGCAACCGCAATAGTCTGACCAGCAGTAGCACAACAACGAGCTACACCTTTGATGCAGAAAATCAGCTTCTGCAGGTCTCGGGTGTCGAGAGCTACGCGTACGATGCCGCCGGCCGTCGCGTTACCAAGACGAACACAAGCGGCGCGGTGACGGCCTACTATTTTTACGATCAGGCCGGCCAATTGATGTACGAGTTCGATCCGGGTAGTTCCACCGGTACGAACTACGTGTACCTGGGGACGAAACTGATCGCCAAGCATGCGACGCAGCAGCTGGCGGTACCGACAGGCATCGTCGTCAACCCGAATCCCAACAATGGCCACTTCACCGTGAGCTGGGGCGCGGTCACCGGCGCAACCAGCTATACGCTGCAAACCACCAACGGCCTCAGCGGCACCACGGTGGTGTACAGCGGCAGTGCGACCTCGACCGCGCAGACGGTGAGCACCGGCGGCACGCAGTTCTATCAGTTGCAAGCCTGCAACAGCAGCGGCTGCAGCGGTTGGGCGGATATCTCGGTCGGGGTATGGCCGGCGATTCCCGCCGTCACTGTCCCGAGTGGCACGGACAACGGGGCTTATACGGTCAGCTGGTCGGCCTCGGCCGGCGCCACGTCGTACACCGTGCAGGAAGCGGTCAACGGGGGAGCGTGGACAACGATTGCCAGCGGCACCACGCAAACCTCCATCAGTCGACCGGGCACCACGTCGGGCAGCTACACCTATCGGGTGGAGGCCTTCAACCGCACGGTGGCGGGTACGGCAGGGTGGGGCACGTCCTCGGCGGTCACGGTGAACACCAACTACGGCGTGATGCCGAGCACGCCTACCGGACTGACTGTACCGTCGGCCAGCAACAATGGCGCCGCAACGATCAGCTGGAACGCGTCCACACCGCAGGTCACCAACTACGTGCTGCAGCAAAGCCTCAACAACGGGACGTGGGCAACGGTCTACAACAGCACCGGCACAAGCGTCACGCTCAGCGGCCTGGGCAATGGCACCTACAAATACCAACTGCAAGCCTGCAACAACACGTCGAGCAGCACGGTGTGCACCGGCTGGGTCGCCGGTGGTCCGCTGGTGGTGACGTACCCGCCATCGCCGGCACCGACCGCAAGCGTGCAGACCACCAACAGCAATACCGGCACGTACATCGTCAATTGGTCAGGTAATAACCAAGCCACCAGCTACACCGTGCAGATGCAAGTGAACGGTGGTGCTTGGAGCACTGTGCAGACGGGGACGGGTACCGCGTACGACGCGACGGGACAAGCCGATGCGACCTACAGCTACCGCGTGGAAGCATGCAACGTAGGCGGGTGCAGTGCATGGAGCAATACGGTCACGACGAGTGTGTTGTTACCACCGGCTTCAGCACCTTCGCTGAGCGGTGGTGGCACCAGCACCAATGGCAGCTATGGCCTGAGTTGGAGTGGTGTGGCTACGGCAACCTATTACAACCTGACAGAGAACGGAAACCTCATCCAGAACAATAGTGCAACCAGCTGGAGCACGAGCGGTCGTGGTGACGGCACCTATCAGTACCAGGTGCAGGCTTGTAATAGCTCGGGATGCGGTAGTTGGAGTAATCAGGTTACCGAGACGGTGGCGCTGGCTCCCGCCATGCCTTCACTCACGCTGAAAGAAAGCCGCTCAGGTACGTCGATTATTGCATCGTTCACTTGGACCGCAGAGCCCACTGCAACGTCTTACACGCTGCAAGAAATGATTGGCACCAACGTTTCGACTTTGTATTCGGGAACCAATACCTCTTACTCAACAGGCTATCCCTACAGCCAAACCGGGACGCGCTCCGCACGGGTGCAAGCTTGCAATAGCTCCGGGTGTTCGTCTTGGACTGCTTGGGTGCAGTTTTGATACCACTGGCGCCTCGGCGATGAAGACCTCATCGTCGAGGCCCATAGGTGTCATGCAATACCTGTGATCGCGTAGCGCTCGTACATACGCATCGCGAACGCTCATCATTTCGGGGGGAATATGCGTAAACATCGATGGTTGAAGGTGGTGAGTGTTCTGGCCGCTCTATCGGTGTCAGCGGCGGTCTATGCGCAGACTGTCAGCTTCGACACCTTGCCTGCACTGCGCGTGACGACACCCGTTCCATCCGGTCTACACGTGCCCGGCGACATGGACGGCAATGGTGTATCCGATGTGCTTTTGTTCAATCCGTCCACCAGTCAGCTCCAGTATTGGCTGATGAACACCAACGATGCGAATGGTGCCGTCACCAAGCTCGGTTCGCGCAGCTTCACCGTGACACCGGGTTATTTTGTGGGTGCTGTGGGCGATTTCAACGGTGATGGCTTGGCCGATTTGGTGTTCACCAGTAGCAAAAACGATCTCTATCTGTGGACCAATAACGGGCAGGGTGGCTTCACCTCCACGCAGATCGACTCCTATCCGTCGGGATGGACGCTGATTGGCGCGGGTGACGTAGATGGTGATGGCCAAGACGATTTGCTCTGGCTGAATCCCAGCGCCTGTCAATTCGGCTACTGGTTGATGAAGAATGGTGTTCACGTCGAATCGAAAACCATCAATATCACCTGTGGCTACTATCCGATATCGATCGGGTATTACACCCCCTCGAATCGTGTTTCGATCATTTGGACGAGCGCCGCGCAGGATTTGTATATCTGGGATAGCGCGGGTAATCAGTTTACACCGTACTCGTTCGGCAAGTACGGCCCGGGTAGCACCATGGTTGCACTGGGTGGCGGTTACGAAGGCTCGCTGATGAGCTTGATCTACATTGCCTCCAATCAAACGGCATTCGGCCTCGAACTCGATCGCACATTTGATCAGATCGGAAACCAGACACTTTGGCAAACCACCGAATGGTGGCTCGATAGCATCTATCAGCTTCCCTGGAGTTCCGCGGGTTTCCTCATTGAGGGGCGAGGTACCAACATGACGGGTGTGATCTATCAGCACGGAGCGGCGCAGCTTGAGGTGTGTCCGCCGTTGGGCGGTAGCGGTTACGAAAGCACGCCCGCACCGATGCCTTACACGTGTCCGAGCTTTTCCATTCCTTCGGGATGGAAGGTCATTGGGGCGATGGCGAATGGCATCGTTCCGGGCGGCTAGTTTCCACAAGCCTTGTCAGTGCTAATCGATCATTTGTTGCGACATCGACAAATAAGGACGTTACATCATGGATACCCGTAAGAAACGGCAAATACGAAAGTCCATTGGGACTTTGCTGCGCTGGTTCGCGCTGAGTTTGCTGTTCACAGGCACGCACGCGTTTGCGCAGACAGGCGGTACGGTGACTTATGTCTATACCGATCCGCAGGGGACGCCTCTGGCGGAGGCGGATGCCAGCGGAAACATCACGGCGACGTTTGAGTACACGCCCTATGGCACCTTTGCACCCCAGGGCACGTCGACACCTGGTTCAGCACCCAAAGGTCCTGGATATACGGGGCACGTGAATGATCCAGAGACGAATTTGGTCTACATGCAGGCGCGGTATTACGATCCGGTAACTGGCAGATTTTTAAGTGCTGATCCAGATGTCCCGCATCCAGGCGATCAGTTCAACTTTAATCGATATGCTTATGGTAACAACGACCCAATTGGTCACAGCGACCCTACTGGAGATTACGCTCAAGGTTTAAGTGGTCAACAAATTAATTGCGAAATTTACGCCCACGGTGACTGCGGAACAAAATCCCCATCAGATCAAGGTTCCAAACCCAGATCATCCGCTTCTAGCGATTGGCATCCCTCAGGATGGCAGTGGCTGCTGGTAAGCTTCAGCAACGTGCTTTGTGAGGGAGGTATTGAAGGATCTTGCGATGAAGGTCCGACCAACGCGCAACCTCTAACACCAGGAAGTGAACACGATGAAAATTGGAGCATTGCCGGGTCAATAATAGGCCAAGCTGTTTTGATTCCTCTTTTTGGACCAGAGGAAGAGGCAGCGGTTCCCGGGGCTACAAGAATTAGGCTTATGGGGAAATTTACGAGAGCTGGCGCGAATGAAATACGCGTAGACTTGTCGATGAGCGAGGCTATAAAAAATCTGAGTGCCAATGGGTATATTAAGAGCATGTCTCAGGATGGAAAAGTTACGGTGATGAGCAATGGCACGCATACTTATACTTTTTACCCTCAGTCTACGGGCGGGGGAGTTAGAGGGGGCGTAAGCGGGTACCCATCAGCCTCTCTCACGAGAGCCGGAGAAAGCAAGCCGATAACGAAACTCAGATTCACAAGTCCTTAATATGAAAACTCAGGATTTGCAAGCCTTATCGTCTGACCTTATTGGTGTAATGGTTGTGGGCAGAGAGTTGCCTGCTTATATTTTTTCAAAAAAATTTAAAAATCATCTTTTTTTTGATGCAGACATCACTACTTCTGATGAGTTGATTTGTGCCATAAGAGAGATGGTGCTAATGAGCGTGGGGACCCTTCTCCCGGTTGCCGTTTTTTCTTCAAAGACTCGGGAGGTTTTGAGTATTTTTGCGCCGGATGAGAATTGGGAGAAAAATATTATCGACCTTACTAAGTCGATGCATGAGCGTGGCAACTATTACGGGTATATTATTGTTGATTCGTCATTGCGATGGGTTGCCTACCAAACGGATCCTGTGTCTTTGGGGGTATTCGCATTTGACGGGAAAAATCCCTGGAGTGAGGTTTCGCAGGATACGCGAGATTGTTTTGTTAATAGGCGGCGAATGGAAGATTTATTTATTAGTGAATCCATGAGTGATATTGATTTAATTAATATTTTTGGCCGTGAATATATTTTTGAATTAATTAATAATTATTCTTAAATGTAGCTTTGATTCCTTGGAAGTCAGGATTGTTTAAAAGAAATGTCGCTGTTGTCAGCGGCGTTGTAGCCGTTCGTGTCATCGTCCTCATTTGTCGCAATATGACCGCTCGCACCAGCGCGGTTTTCCAATTCCAACGAGGTGAGATAGCCGCCGTTGCCATCCAACTTGTGCGTGACTTTTGCCACAATCCACTCGTAAGCAGTGATCGCCTCCGGCCAGCCCGCGAGCTTCACCGGCATCTCGGGAAAGATGTCTGGGCAACCGATGGCCAGATCCAGCGTGAACGTGGCTGCGCCACGCTTGACGCGTGCCAGCTCCGCCTCGGCGGCACGCTTGGCGTCCGCCTCCGTAGGGAAATCACCACGCAGGATCTTCACGTGCCCGTTCTTGCCGGCGAGCGTCAAGTGACCGCGTGCACCGTGCATGTCATACCAGCGCGCTCGCACGCCAGTGTAGGCACTTCGATCGATCTCCTGAAAGTGATGACGATCACCGTTGCCCCGCCGCAGGGTGATGGCAGGTAGCGACGTGCCGCTGACGGTCTTCGCCTCGCCAATGGGTGCAAACACCAGGCAGCCGTTCTTCACCGTCGCCACCGCATCCCAATGTTTGCCAAGGCGACGCAACAATGCCATGTCGCTTTCCGTTTGGTCGAGCTGCGAAACGGGCTCGCTCGCCAGTTTGTCGGACACGCGCGGCTTCAATCCGTGCTCGCCCGCGATGACGCTGACGATGTGGCCCACCGTGGTTCCGCTCCAACTGCGTTCCTTGCGCACGGCCAACGGTCCAGACACGCGCGCGCTGCGCGCACGCACGGTGATGGTGTCGGGAGCACCGCGATGTTCCACCTCGTCCACCACGTAGGAACCCTGCAGGCACATGCCCGACGTGTCGAAGCCGAGCGACACCTCGATGCTCACGCCCTTGCGCGGCATCGAGATGCGTCCCGCGGTGTCCTCAAATTCCAACTCGAGTTGATCTGCGTGATCCTCGCGGCACGCGATCAACGTCATGTTGCTGAGATGCGATTCCAGGCGACGCGTGACGTCCATGCCGCCGACCACCACTTTGAAGACCGGGCGCACGATCGCGCTGCGTTCGCTGGCCATCAGCGTGTTCCCGTGTTGGCCGGCTCATCGGCGGGCAGGTTGTCCGAACGACACAACGTCAACGCAAAATCCACGCGGCGTGGTGTGCCATCGGGAAACAAGTAGCGCTGCGTCGTTTCCAGGCTCTGGATGAAGTACACGCCATACACGTAACCGGCGCCATCGACCAGCACATAGGCTTGGCCACCGAGTCCCATGGTCTCCAACTGCGTGATGGACGCGAGTGTGCCGGTGATACCGGGCGCCACGGTACCGCTCAACGTGACGATTTCCTCGCCTGCACCGAGGTACTGGTAGTTGTCGCGTTCACCTACGCGCACGGCGGCGCCGTGCTTGAACTGCATCTGCCGGCGCAGTTCGTCGTAGGCGGCGGTTTGCATGCCAAATGCGAACGGCCCGAAGGCCATCAAGGTGTAACCGGCCATGTCAGTCCTCGTCGTGATACGCGGAATTCGCACGCACCCGCTGCGCCCGTGCGTGATCGTTGAGCGCGTCCTGCACCGCACGCTTCACCTGTGACGGTTCCGCACCGCGCGCGTCGATGTGCACCTGGTACGTGTTGCCGGCAGCAGTGCGTATGCCCATCGGGCTCGCCATATTGATCGCGCCCTGGCCTGTGGTACCTGGCTGGCCTGGCAAGGGTGTGCGCCCGATCGTTTCGGCGACCTGGCGCGCGCGTTCCCGATCGCCGGGCATGATCCATTCAATCGGTACACCGCCCGCCGGCGTCGGACTGTTGCCTACGCTACGAATGCGTGCGATCAGGTCGCGCACGCCTTGCAGCTTCTCGGCGATCCAATCCAGTGTTTTGCGCGCGGCGTTTTCGATGGTTTGCCACATATCAACAAACCACGCTTTGACCGGCTGCCAGTGTGTGACTGCCCAGCCGGCCGCGGTGCCCATCGCTTCACCCAGCCACACAAACGCACGCACAGCCAGCGTGATGGCATCGATCACACCCGCGATGGCATTGCCGACGAGCGTGCCGAACGCGATGCCGTTTTGCCGTGCGGCATCGAGCTGCTGGTTCGTCGCTTCGAACGGTTGCCAAAGCTGCGAGAGCCAACCCCAGATCGTGGCGAGCATCGAGCCCAACGGTGCAAAGACATCGTGCAGTGCCGCGCCGAGGTGTTGGAACGCTGGCCCCACCGTTTGCGCGATACCTTGGCCCACACCTTCCAGCCACGCACGAATCGGTTCCCAGTATTTGTAGACGATCATCGCGGCGATCGTGATCAGCGCGATCAACGCGAGCATCGGTGCACTCAAGCCCAGCACTGCCACCGCCGCGGCGCGTGCGCCGCTGATGAGTAATGGGAACAGGCGTGCAAGTCCCGATGTACCGCCACCGCTGAGCGTGAAGCCGCCCATGCGCATCAGAAAGCGCAGCAGTGCGAACTGGCCGACAAGGCCGCCCAACCCTACCATCAAACCGCCGATGACCGTCATCAGCACGCCGAGGCTTCCGGCCACGATCAGGATGCCCTTGGCCAACATCGGATGGCTTTGATTCCAGCCGGTGAGTTGGCGCACGGCGCTGGTGAGCTTTTGCAGGCCGGCCACATACACCGGCAGCAACTGCGTGCCCAGCTCGCGGTAGAGATCGGCTTTGCGCGCGAGCAGTTCGGCTTCCTGGCCAGCAGCGGTTTGCTTCGCTTCGTCATACAGCGCATTCACGCCGTAGGCTTTCGGTGCGGCGGCCAAGTGCTTGGCAATATTCGCGCGTTCCAGATAAAGCGAGGCAAACAGGTCGCCGCCCTTGCGGCCGGAGAACAGCGCATTGATCTTGCTGATCACCTGTTGGTCGTTGAGCGTGCCGTTGGGATTAAGTCGCGGCACGACGCGCGTCATCAAGAACTCAAACGGGTTCGTGCGATAGAGGTCGCCCTCCTTGAGCGCATCGGGCAGCAGCTTGGTGACGTGACCGGTCTTGCCATATTTCACCGCGCCGGGCTTGATCAGTCCTAGCTGGACCAGTTCTTCGGCCGACTGCTGCGTGGTGCGGCCTGCGGCCCAGTTCTGGTAGGCGGTCGCAAGGCCGGTACCGGCACGATGGCCGCCCATTTCCTGCATCGTGTGCAGCATGCCAAAGAAGAATGGGGTGTCATCGAGCTGCTTCGCCGCGATGCCACCGGTCTTGATCATGTTGAGCAGGTCTTCCGGCTTCACCAGGCCGCCGGAGGCGACATAGGCCTGTGTGGCGAAGTCGAGCACCTGTTTGAGACGCGCCGGGTCTTTCGCTGCGCCGCGGAGTTCCGCGACCTTCAAGAGGTCCATGAACATGGCTTCGGCATTGGTGCCGTGACCGTCACCGTGGCCCGCGTTGGCCATCACGGTTTCGATGCCGAACTTCATGCGTGCCAGATACGGCGCGACCTGTTCGGATTCGTGCATATCGCGCAACACGCCGTAGCTTTCTTTCAGGAGCTTCAGGTTTTCGGTGGCACTGGTACCCATGATGTCCATGCCGCGCGCGAACTTGATCGCATCGGTCACGGTGGCGTCGCCCACACCCATCGCGCGCAACTGCACGACCTGTGTCTGGAACGCCTTGGCTTCCTGCATGGCGGGACTCAGCGCCCCCAGCACATGCTGGCCGGTCACCATCGCGGCGGCACCGCCCACCGCCATGTGCGTGCTCATCGCTTGGGTCCGCGTCATGGCTTCGCGCGCTGCGCCCATGCGCTGCTGTTGCTGGCTGAGCTGTTTTAAGCGCTGTTGCTGCGCATCCATCTGCTTGGTGGAGGCCGCGACGGCGTCGCGCAACTGGCGCTCATGCTGCGCCAGGTTGCGTGTATGGATGCCGGCGGCAGCGAGCCCTTCGCGCATCTGCTGTAAGCGCCGTGTCTGTGTCACGTATTGACGGCTGAGTGTTTCAGCCTGGCGCTTTGCGGCGTCGAACTCGCGCCGCTGTGCGCGCATCGGAGAGGTGGTAGCAGCGATCGCCTTGCCCAGCTCGGTCGCGCGCGTGCGTGCGGCATTCATTTGTGCCGCGAGCTGCTGCGTGCCGGCCTTGAGGTCACGGAAGCCCTTCAAATCCGCTTGTGCCTTTTCCAGCTCTTTCAGGCGCTGCCGCGTTTCGCGCAACGCCTTGGAGGTATTGGACGAGCTTCCGGCGATCGCCCGCAAAGGCGCGGTGGCGCGATCGATCGCACTGAGCAATACGCTGAGCTTTAAATCCATCACTCCTCCACGCCGTTACGAAGGCGCGCCTGCTCGCGCCAGTCCATCAGTTCCGTCACGTCCATCGCATCCATCACGGGCGGTGCCCAGTGGAACACCACCGCGATATCGGCCATCGCGTCCTCTACGCGGGCGGGAAGCCCTCGCGGTTCGCTCTCGTCAACAAAAAACCGGACACCTCCACCCCAAACTGCGTGAGGTCCGCCGGATCGAGGTTGGCTACTTCCGCCTTGGTGAGCGTGGGCTGCGTGATGCGCGGCAGGACGGTTTCCAAAGCCGCGACATCCATGTGCAGCAGGTTCACCAACTGCGTGCCGCGCAGTTCGCCGGACTTGGGTTTGCGCACGGTGACGTGCGTGATGGTCTGCGTGCCGCGTTCGATGGGTTCTTCGAGTGTGATGGAAGCGGAGGTCTTGCGTTCGGTCATGGTGGGAGAT